ACTCGGTGATCGTCGGGGTCTTGTCGGCTTTGTCGCTTTTGATCTCGGCGGCCTTCGCGGCCATCCTCGCCTTGGCGGCATCGATCGTGTTCTTGCTCCATTTGGTCCCGAAGGCATCCATCCCCGACATGGCGTCGCCAAAGGCAGCGGCGATATCGTCGCGGACGTGTTTCCCCATGTTCGCCGCCGCGCCGGCAAACTTGTTCTCCATGGGCTTGAGGTCGACGTCATTGATTGCCTTGAAGGCAGAAATGCCGGCCTGTTTCAGGATCGGATTAACCTTATTGGTGAGCCAGTTGAGCCCGGTAATCGCCTTGTTGATCAGCCATTCCATGCTGGTGATCGCGAGGTTGGCGGCACCCGTGGTGGCCTCGCCGATCACACCAGGTAGCGCGCTCCAGATGCTCTGAATGCTGGCAAATGTGCCTGCGAAGAATGCGCAGATGCCAGCCGCTGCAGATTTGCCCGCAGTCAGTATTGCGCCGAACGCAGTGCTTGCCCAACCGCTGAGGGTGGAAAACACCGAGCCGAGGTTCAGACCATCGCTGATCGTCTTCCACAGGCCCTTGATGCTATCCCCGGCAGTGATGCCGACCGGCCCCAGCTCCTTCATCTGCTTCTTGGTGAGGCCAAGGCTCGCCACATAACGCTCGAGTTCGCCCGATTGTTTGACGCTGGACTGGAACATCTTGAACGCGCCGAACGCGAGAGCTGCGGCGGCGGCGGTCGCCAGCAGGATCGGGTTGGTGAGAGCGACCATGGCACCAGCGGCAGCAAGGCCGAGCAAGGCACGCGTCATGCCCCAAATCCCGACACCCGCCTGCATGCCGATCTGCCCGATCTGGCTGCCTTGCTGCATGAACACCGTCATCGGCTTCTGGCCCGAGAACAGGCTCACCACCACATCGTTCAGTTGGTAGACAAGGTTCTGCATTTGATGGCCGGCCAGCTTTGCCGATCCGCCCATGCGGGTCAGGCCGCCGTTCCCGACAGAGGCCAGCGCCCGGTCTGCGCGGCCTGCTGAGGCTGCGACATCGCCCATGGCGCCAGCCACTGAGCGCTTCATGTCGCCCATCTCCTTCTGGAGACGAGCAACATTGGTGATCAACTCAATCTCGAGGGTGCCGACTTTCATGGGCAATCCTCCTTTGAGGTGATCAGCGCCCGGAAGGCGTGAGAGACTTTGCGCGATATGGTGCGGCGGTTGCTATCATCAGCGGCGCCAGTCCAGGCTGCCGGACAATCGGTCTCCGTAGCACGTTGCCCCTCGGCAACAAACTCGACCGACAGGCGGCGGATCAACCTGCAGACCCAAGGTGGGATCTCCGCCCCGATGCAGCTCTGCCAGTGATCGATACTTGCCCAGGACAGGGGAACCTGGCCCATGGCACCGGCCTCAGATGGGCCGACTTCCATGAGGGTGTCGATGATCCAGGGTGTCCGGATCACCGGCATGTCAGGCACAAGACCGCCAGCAGTCATGGCCTGCATCCGGGTCAGCGGCTCAGGGTCGGCCTTTGCCTGTTTGCCTGGCCGAGGCTTGGGCGTCGCGCTCAGCCAGGCAAGCTGCCGGACATAGAGGGTCAGCTCTTGCCCGACTTCTTCGTAAAATTTGCCCAGTCGTTGATGTGCCCCGCAACCTGCGCGGCGATGAAGCCGATTGACGGGTCGGCATAGGCCTTGCGGAACAGGGCTTCGCCTTCAAGACCCTCGGCGGGCGGATAGCTGAAGCCGTTGAAGCTGACCGTGCAGGCGGCAAGGAAGTCGGCCTGTTCGGTGGCCTTCTCCTCGGCGCTCTGGTCCATCTTCCCGCGCCGCTTGATCTTGTCCATCAGCTGATTCTGCTGGCGGGCCTGCGCCTTCTGGTAAACCTTGGTGCCCGGCCCATAGACCGTGATCGACAGGGGCTTGCCCTTGTCGTCGTAGAGCGGGGTATCATCGCCGCCGACCAGTTCCACGGTCGATGTATCGGCGGCAGACAGAGTGGTGATGTCAAACATGATATGCCTCGCAAGGTTGGGGGGGTGGAGTCGCCCTTTTGGGGGCTTTGCGGTGATTATCCGGCCTAATCACCGCATAATTTGCGGTGATTATTGCCTTTGCGGTGATTATCGGCCATAAACGCCGCAGAAAGTGCGGTGATTCAGATGCTCTATATCCATCAGCAGGACGATTGGCCGAGGTTCAGGTGGGATCCGGTGATCCTTGCCCAGATCCTGGCCGGCGTTCGCCACCACCAGGGCCGGCTGACCGGGCGTATGGAAATGCTCGGGTTTAAGCTGCGCGAAGAGGCGGTCTTGCGGACCCTAACCCAGGACGTCATCAAATCCAGCGAGATAGAGGGCGAAGAACTGGACCCCGACCAGGTGCGCTCATCAATCGCCCGCCGCCTTGGCATGGATGTCGGCGGCCTCGTAGCCTCTGACCGCAATGTCGAGGGGGTCGTCGAGATGATGCTCGACGCCACCCAGAGGTTCGATCAACCCCTGACCCGCGAGCGCCTGTTTGGCTGGCATGCCGCGCTGTTCCCGACTGGGCGGAGCGGCATGAACAAGATCACCGTGGGTGGCTGGCGCGATGACCAGACCGGACCCATGGAGGTTGTCTCCGGGCCGATCGGCCGTGAACGAGTTCATTTTCGGGCGCCGAGCGCCGAGCGGCTGGACGCGGAGATGGCGGCCTTTCTGGACTGGTTCAATGCGCCGCCCGCCTATGATCCGGTGATCAAGGCAGCGATCGCCCACCTGTGGTTTGTGACCATCCACCCCTTTGACGATGGCAACGGCCGTATCGCGCGCGCCATAGCTGACATGGCGCTGGCGCGCTCCGATGGCAGCGCTCAGCGGTTCTACAGCATGTCGGCGCGCATCAGGGTCGAACGCGGTGCCTATTACGACATCCTCGAAGCCACCCAGAAGGCGGGTCTTGATGTGACGCGCTGGTTGGACTGGTTCCTGGGCTGCCTCGAGCGGGCCTTTGCCGGAGCTGATGAGACCCTGTCTGCAGTCCTGACCAAGGCAGCCTTCTGGGAGCGCTTTAGCCCGGCCGGCCTGAACGCGCGTCAGGTCAAGGTTCTGAACCGCCTGTTGGATGGGTTCGACGGTAACCTGACCAATGCCAAATACGCCACTCTGGCCAAGACTTCCTCCGACACAGCGCTGCGGGATCTGAATGATCTGGTCGAACGCGGGGTGCTGGACAAGGCGCCTGCCGGAGGCCGAGGTACGCGCTATATGCTCAACCAGCCTGCCCAGGCCTAGATCCCTGAGCGATCATCAGGGCGCGAGCACCTCGACCACGCCGACACCGGCGGAGTTGGTCGTCAGCTCAAGCGTGACGCTGGCGGCGGTGATCTGGTCCACCGATCCGATGTTGACCTTGAAGCTCATCACCTGTGCCCGGAAGTAGTATTTATCGCCGATCTGAGTGGTGACGAGGAAGCTGTAGTCGGCGTCCGACTGGGACGCAGCCTTCAGCATGATCTGTCCGGCATCGTCGGTGTCGAGGCCCAGACCAATGGTCATGGTCCCCTGGTTGAAGCTGCCCTTTTTCTTCTGGACGCCGCGGCTACCAACCGGGATGAAGGTCACCAGGGCATATTCCCGGCCAAACTCGCCGAGATCGGTGACTTCGCCAACCAGGGTCATAACGAGCGCGCCGTAGCCGGCGGCATCGAAGGTGGCGGGGGCGGCGGCCAATACTCTGAGAGTGGTGCCTGCGGAGGTGTAAACGGTCATGGCAGTGTTTCCTTATGGTGGGGGTGAGGCTCAGGTCGCCTCATTGAACGAGACCCTGAAATCCTGAGCCTGGATGTGGATGCCGGTTTGCTCGTCGAGAAAATCAGGCCCGGCGGAATCGGTATGGACGATCACTTGCGCGATGCCGCCGATGATCGGCGAACGGTCGGCAGCGGCTTGGCGAACGGCCTGGAGAATGGCCTTGGCGGCTGGATAGGTGGCCGCCAGCACCGTGACTTGGACACGTTCGGTGACGCGGCGGGCTGTGCCGGGCTGAAGAATGTTCCGGTCAGTGCTGCTCACCGACATGAGCGATAGGACCGGCAGCGCCGAGCCCTGCGGGGCGACACCGGCAACGATCCGTCCGGCTGGCACCAGGCTGGTGAGCGGAGCATGCGCGACCAGCAATGCGCGGACGGCGATCACCCCGTTCATTCGTCGGAAGCCTCGAGGAGCGGAGCTTTGAGATTTCCGATCTGGATCCGGTGCGCGATGTAAGCGCCCACCGCGTTCACCGCTTCCGCGCCCTTCTGGTCGAGCGCGGGGCGCAGGAACGGCTTGGCCGCATGGCCCGGGTGCATGACCATGGGCCCTACGAAATTGCCGCCGATGATCAGACTGCCGCGCTTCACCATCTTGTTGATGGTGCCGATGCCGACCTTGCGGCCTTTGCGGACAGGCCGATCCTCATCAGCCACGCTGATCAGGTGGGGCGCCACGCCATATTCGATGAATATCCCGAGATAGGAGCCTCTGCCCCGCAACTTCACATAGGAGCTGAGCCGGCTGCCCTCGGCGCGGGTGCCAATCCCGATCGCGCGTTTGAGCTGGCCGGTCTTGACCGGCACATTGGCCTTGGCCTGCTGCTGGATTACCTTGGCACCGGCACGTAGCCCGCCGCGGACGACGTTGCGCTCGAGGTTCTTGGGCAATTCATCGAGAAAACGCAGCAGTTCCGGACCGCCCTTGAGCGCAATCGTCATGGTTCCTGGCCCTCTGTTGTCAGGTCTTCGGCGACCAGTTCAATCCCGTCGC